TTGAAGCCCCGGTAGTTGATTCGGGAAAATACGAAGGTGTGTTCGGCGTCGGCGGCTTGCTTCTCGCACGGATTCCGGAAGAGACCATTCAAGAGCGCACCGAATACTTCGGTAATCGTAACCGCGATCAAATGAATGCTGTTGACCACGACATGATGCGCGAGAACGCACATTCCTCCATGCGGATCAGCAATGCTGATCGGCAATCTCGTGTAACCTTCGGCGGCCCTAAATAACAGGTCCGCCCCTTTAGGAGAACAACCAATGGCAAATCAAAGCACTGCCTACGGTCTTCGCCCTATTGGGATGGTTGGCAGCGGTGTAAATTCTACTGGCGTTACTCAGTACGAAATTGCTTCCAACAACACTAACGCTATTTTTCAATACAGCATCTGCGTGCCTCTGGCGGCCGGTGTTATTGACCAAGCGGGTGCCACTTCAGGCGGCACCACACAAGCGTTGGGCGTCCTTATGGGTGTGGAATACGTGGATTCGGTTTCTAAGAAACCAGTCTTTATCAATTATTGGCCCGGCTCCGGCTCGGTTAGTGTTGATACCAACCACCCGGTTAAGGCTTTTGTGGCCGATAACCCCGATCAGCTTTTCAAAGTTGCTTCAGATGCGTCCCTTACGGACCGTGCTACGGCTCTTGCGGCGGTATTCGCCAATGCGTCCTTGGGCACGTCGGCTCGTACGGGTTCGACGGACACTGGCTCGTCTAACAGCGCGCTTAGTGTTTCTTCCGTAGCGACGACAGCAACGCTACCGCTTCGAGTTGTCGGCATCATGGACGATGCTGCAAACTCCGATTATGCGGCAGCGGGTATTCCGCTGATCGTTCGTCTAAACGCGCACTTTAACGCTGGTTCTCGGAGGTTTGATTCTCAAACCACCGCAGATTCCACCGGCATTTAAGGAGGGCTAAGAAATGGCTATTTCTCGCGCACAACTTGCGAAAGAGCTTGAGCCCGGCCTTAATGCGCTGTTTGGTCTTGAGTATGATCGTTACGAAAACGAGCACGCTGAAATCTTCGAGGAGGAGTCTTCGGACCGCGCCTTTGAAGAAGAAGTGATGCTCGGTGGTTTCTCCACGGCACCTGTTAAGAGTGAAGGCAACGCCATCACTTTTGATGATGCTCAGGAAACGTATACCGCTCGGTACACGCACGAAACCATTGCGCTGGCATTTTCGGTTACTGAGGAGGCTGTTGAAGACAACCTCTATGACCGTCTTGCCTCGCGTTACACCAAGGCTCTGGCCCGCTCTATGGCCCAGACCAAGCAGATTAAAGCGGCTGCCATCCTGAACAATGCGTTCACGGCGGGTGCTTCTGCAATTGGTGACGGCGCAGCGCTTTGCTCCACGGCGCATCCAAGTCTTTCTGGCAATCAACGTAACCTTCTTACCACGGCGGCTGATCTTAACGAGACGTCCCTGGAACAGATGCTTATTGATATTGCTGGCCTGACGGACGAACGTGGTCTCAAGATTGCTGTTCGCGGCATGAAGCTCATTATTCCAAAAGAGCTTCAGTTCATTGCGGAACGGGTTATTAACTCGAACCTCCGCCCAGGAACTGCGGATAACGACCTTAACGCTACGAAGAGCATGGGTATGCTTCCTGACGGCGCGGTAGTTAATCACTTCCTCGTTGATACGGACGCATTCTTCATTAAAACCGACGCTCCAAACGGTTTCAAATACTTCAATCGCTCTCCAATTAAGACGGCGATGGAAGGTGATTTTGACACCGGCAACATGCGCTTCAAGGCGCGTGAACGCTACAGCTTCGGTGTTTCCGATTGGCGTTCTGTGTTCGGCACTCCCGGCGCAGCGTAAAGCGTGCTATAATGGAGGGGTCAATTTCATGTTGACCCCTCCCTGTAGACTTGAAAGGGGTAGCTTCGGTTGCCCCTTTCTTTTTTTCAGGTCTTAATGTACGCTGCAATTGTCCCTGACAGACGCCTTTTGCGTCTGACATAACCCACGACAGGAGATAATCATGGGTAATACAACGTTTTCGGGCCCTATTAAGGCTGGAACTATTAAAGAAACCACGGGCACTACTCTTGGTTCAAATATTAAAAACACGGGTCAAGTCGTCATGGCCCAGACTTTTTCTACGGGCACGGCACTAGCCGGTGGAGCTTCCGCAGCAAACGTCACAGATGTTGTCATCCCAGCGAACTCTCAAATTATTGATTGCGTAATTGATTGCCCTACGGCTATGGGCAATGCAACAGCGGTTCTTAGTATTGGAGACACGGTTGGCGGAAACGCGACGTTCGTCAACGCCTTTTCCATTACAGTGGCTTCCGGGGCGGGCCGAAAATATCCGACGACACAGGCGGGCGGCGCGCTTTCCTGGGCGGACATTGGAAGCGCCGATGAGCGTATAACGTGGACAACTACCGGCGCTACTGACGCAGGTGAAATCCGGGTTACAATTCTGTATCAACAGAACGCCAACCTTTCTTAATAGGAGGCTCTCATGGCGGGTTCTGATGTAAAGACGATACGTTTGACCGCTACGGGTTCTGCCAATATCGGTCCCGTTCGTATTCGCCAAGTTCAGGTTAAAACAACCTCCGGGAGCCCTCGCATTACCTTCACTGATGGTAATGGGGGTTCGACGGTCTTGGACATGGATTTGGATGCTTCAGATACGCACTCTGTAAACATTCCGGATGAAGGTATACGAGTAAGCGACCTTTATATCTCGTTGTTTACGGCGTGTACGTCTGTGACCGTATTTCACAGCTAAAGGGTAGGTTATGGCTTCTGAGGTAAAATCCACGAATTTGACAGCGTCAGGAGTGGTTTTTGGCGGCCGCACCCGCGTTAAAGCTATTCATTACCAATGTGGGTCTTCTCCCACATTGGTTTTGAAAAACGGATCAGACTCTAGCGGTACTACTCTGCTAAGTTTAGCCTTTGCAAATTCCACAGATGACAACGTATATCTTCCCGACGAAGGGATGTTGTTCCCAGACGGGTGTTTTGCGGTGTTGACCAACGTTACGAACGTGACGGTCTTCTTCAATTAAGGCGTGATATGGCTACTGTTAAAGACGTAACACGGACGCCTTCTGGCCGGGTGAAATACCGGGGCGAAACGTTTGCCGGTTTTAATAAACCTAAACGAACTCCCGGTGGAAACAAAAAAAGCGCGGTCCTTGCTAAAAAAGGGTCGGAAATAAAGTTGGTTCGTTTTGGCGATCCAAACATGTCCATTAAAAAGGACCAACCCAAGCGCCGAAGCAACTTCCGGGCTCGCCATTCTTGTGATACCGCGAAAGACAAATTTTCCGCTAGGTATTGGTCCTGCAAAGCTTGGTAAAATTGTATGGAGTAGGAAATGGCCTATTCTCGCAAGTCTAAAAAATCTTCTTCAAAAAGCAAAGGAAGCAAGATATGCCCGGCAGGCAAAGCCTGGGCAGAGCGTACTTTTGACACGTACCCTTCCGCGTATGCGAATATGGCGGCCTCAAAATATTGTAAGGACCCCAACTACGCCAAAAAAGCGAAGGGTAAAAAAAGTGGGTGAGCTAAAAAAATGGCGCGACCAAGATTGGGTTAGAATAGGCACGGACGGTAAAATCAAAGGTGCCTGTGGGACGTCTAAAAACAAAAAGAACCCCGACCGGTGCTTGCCCCGCAGCAAAGCGAAGAGCCTCACTCAATCAGAGCGCGCCGCTACAGCTCGTAAAAAGAAAAAAGAAGGCGCGAGGGGGAAAAACGTTGTTTCCAACACAAAAAACGCAAAAGTAAAAAACATGGCACGGGGCGGCGTTGTTGCGCGGGGCTGTGGAGCGATTATGAACAATCGACGCAAAGTAACCAAGGGTTCTGTGACGCAGTCATGACCCTAGCTTTTTTGACACCTTCTTTGGATACGGAACAAGCAGTTTACCAAGAGCTGTTAGACTGGTCTTCGGAGGTTCTGTCAAAAGCTAGTCCTCACTTTAACAACCTTCCACCGTGCCCTTATGCTCAACAAGCTTGGATATCCAACAGTGTTTCTGTCTTGTTTAAGTACGAAAACAACAAACAAGGCCTATACAACACGATTTCCCGGTTTGACGATTTGTTTGACCTCGCCATAATTGTAGACTTTAAATTTGACGAAGACCCAAAAGTTTTCCACGATTATCTCGATCAAATAAACGACGTCATTTCTGACGGCATGTTCATAGACAAGGATATGTGGGTTATGGGTTTTCACCCGCATGACGAGGAAAGCGAATTTGTGCAGGACGTGGATTTTGCACCTCGCCTGGCAACAGAATACGCGATGATTTTTGTTCAGCGCTTATCTAAGTTACAACAGGCCGCAGACAAGCTGGATAAAAAAGGTTATTATAACGTATACGACGATCAATATAACGCCCGTGAAATCTATGAAAAACGGGACCGTTTTCACAGGAGACTAAAAAATGGCTATGAAACCTAGGCGTTTTAATGGAGGCGGGTCCGTAAGCGGGTCTGAAGGCTCGCGGGTTAACATAGGAGCGGGAGCTAAGGGCTCAACTATGGGTGCGCCCGATTCTGGTATGGGTCCCCGGATTAAGGAGGCCAATAAGAAGAAGCCCCTGGGCGGTAATTTTAACCGCACGGAAGGCCCGGAGCCGAAGAAGCCTGAGCAAAAGATGCGTGGCGGCGGCATGGTTAAGAAGCCGAAGAAGATGCGCGGCGGCGGCATGGTTAAGAAGATGCGCGGCGGCGGCATGGTTAAGAAGAAATAAGATGGCCTCTTCTGGAAGCAAAGATTTTGAGTTAGACGTCGCTGATTATGTAGAAGAGGCGTTTGAGCGTTGTGGTGTTGAGGTTCGTACCGGTTACGACCTTAAAACCGCAAAGCGTTCGCTCAACCTGTTGCTTGCAGATTGGGCTAATCGCGGCTTAAATCAATGGACCATTAAACAACGTTCGTTGACGCTGGTTGTAGGCGACGGGGAATACGATCTAGGAACAGACGTCATTGACGTATTGTCTGTGATTGTCCGTCGGGATGGAACAGATTATTCCATGGATCGTCTGAGCCGGGACGAATACCTTACTATCCCCACCAAAACCACGCAGGGCCGTCCTAATCAATTCTTTTTAGACCGTCAGCTCACGCCAAATTTAAAGATTTGGCCAACTCCGGAAAACACCTCGGATGCTGTGATTTACGATGCGCTCACCCGTATGGATGACGCGGATGTTTTCACAAACACTATGGATATGCCTTTTCGGTTTTACCCGTGTTTAGCCGCAGGATTGTCGTACTACTTGTCTTTAAAACGCGCTCCAGAGCGCACTCAACTTCTAAAAGCCGTATATGAAGAAGAGTTTCAACGTGCGGCCGAAGAAGACCGAGACCGGGCCTCCTTTAACGTTGCTCCTAAGTATGATTATTACGGGAGCCGATAATGGCAAAGTTTGCACTAGGCAAGGACTCTTACGCCATCTGTGACCGTTCGGGATTCCGATACCCGTACAAGGTCATGAAGAAAGAGTGGAACGGGCTTTTGGTGGGTCCGGATCAATATGAGCCTAAACAACCTCAACTAGGCCCTTTTCGCAAGGTATCGGACCCGCAAGCTCTTAAAAATGCGAGACCGGATCGAGTAGAACCAATGGACGTTTACGTAGGCCTCCCTCTCATAGAGGACCCCAACCTGCGGCCTTGTCCGGGATTTGGGCAGGTCGGCCAAGTAACGGTGAGCACGTCATGAGTTTCACATACGATCAGCTAAAAAGCGCGGTTCAAGACTACACGGAAAACACCGAGACATCTTTCGTGAACAATCTTCCGGTGTTTATTCGATTGTCCGAGGAGCGCATATTAAAGAATGTACAGCTCAGTCTTTTTCGAAAGAATGTGTTGGGTACAATGACGGCCGCGAGTCAATATCTAGCCGCCCCTACCGACTTCTTAGCTCCTTTTTCTCTTTCTTTCGTTAATTCGAGTGGAAGCAAAGAGTTTTTAGAGTTTAAGGACGTTGATTTTATTCAAACGTTTAATCCAAATTCCGCTACCACTGGAAATCCGCGTTATTACGCAGTGTTTGACATAAACAACTTTATTATAGGTCCTACGCCTAGCGCGGGGAGCACTACGGAGCTTAACTATTTCTATAGACCAGCCAGCCTGACTGCCGGATCGGGAAGCGGGACAACGTGGTTAAGCGAAAATGCGGAGCTTACTTTGTTGTACGGTACGCTTATTGAGGCATACTTGTATATGAAGGGCGAACCGGATATAATGGCGGCCTATGAGAAAAGGTTCACCGAGGCGATTACTGGGCTCAAGATGTTCGGAGAATCCAAAGAAGTCACGGATCAATATCGTACAGGAATGGTGATAAGGCCTAAGCAATGAATGTAACGCCCTTAAACGCCGATACTCCGACTTTTGGCGTCGAGGTTCGGACCACGAGTTACCGCGGCTTTACACCTCAAGAGGTTGCTGAACGCTGTGCGGATCAAATTCTTTCGGTTTCCGACGAGGCTCCAGAAGTTCTTCGTGAGCAGGCCTATGCTTTTAGGAAAAAGCTTGTTAAAATCCTAGAAGTTTACATGCGGGAAGCCATAAAAAGTGACCGAACGACTATCTTTAATGCGCTTACGGACGCCGGGCATCCGGACCTAGCGAACCTAATTAGGAGGCTATGACATGGCTTTTTCTGGTAACTTCATGTGCACGTCTTTCAAGAAAGAATTGCTGCTTGGTGTACACGATTTTGATTTGTCTTCAGGCGACACGTTTAAGATAGCCTTGTACACGAACTCTGCTTCATTTACGGGGGCCACAACGGCCTACACTACCGGTAATGAAGTAAGTGGAACGGGATATACGGCTGGTGGTGAGAATCTAACTAACGTAGACCCAACAACTTCCGGTACTACGGCCTTTACCGATTTTGCGGACGAAACATGGAGTTCTTCCTCCATTACAGCTCGCGGCGCGCTAATCTACAACAGCACGCCAAACACTACGTCTATTTCTGTGACCAACCCAACGGTCGTGGTTTTAGATTTTGGTAGCGATAAGACTTCCGCCTCTGGGGACTTTGTGGTTGTCTTCCCAACGGCTAGTGACAGCGCGGCGATTATCCGCATCGCATAGGACATTAAAAAATGGCTGTATTAGCTGACAGAGTACGTGTTAACACGGGTACTACTGGAACGGGAACTATAACACTGGGTTCCGCAGTATCAGCCTTTCAGTCCTTTGCTGACGGCGGTATATCAAACGGAAATTCAGTTAGGTATTTAATTGAAGACGGTACTGATTGGGAAATTGGTACGGGTACATACACGTCTAGTGGTACGACACTAAGCAGAGGTGCTTACGATAGCACCAACTCTAACAATGCCCTTTCTTTATCGGGTAGTGCGATTGTTTCTATTGTCGCTGCTACGAAAGATTTTTCTATTGACGGCCTAAGTGATGCCGTAACCTACACCAGCGGAAGAGAAATAGGCATCGGGGCAGGGGCGCTTGATTCAAGTACAGGCGCAAGTTCTAACGAAAACACAGCCGTTGGTTACAATGCTGGTACTGCTGTAACTAGCGGGCAGGCTTCAACTTTCTTTGGAGCGAGTGCTGGTAGTTCTGTAACTACGGGATCATCAAATAATATAATTGGTAAATCTGCCGGAATAAATATAACCACGAC